AAATATTTCCCGGACGAACTTATCCAAAATTGTTGTGTTCTTAAAAAAAGAGATACTATAAGAAAATACAAAACCTACTATCTCGGTGTTGATATCGCTCGTATGGGTGAGGATGAATCTACATTTGAAATCATTGAACGACTTCCAAACGGAAATTTAGAACACATCGAGAACATCATAACTCGTAAAACTTTAACAACTCAGACTGAAAACAAAATCCTTCAACTAGAAAAACTCTACAACTTCAGAAAAATTGCAATTGATGCAGGTTCTGGTTCACTTGGTGTTGGAATCTATGACCAACTTCTAAGAAAAGAAGGAGTTCGAACGAAAATTGAAGCTGTAAACAATGCAGCTCGTACATACGACAGACTCGATAAATCTAAAGCCAAATTATTGAAAGAGGATTTATACGACAACCTCAGGGGACTGATGGAAAGAGGCGAAATCCAGCTCCTTAAGGATGATGATGTTATTGAATCTCTAAGAAGCATCCAGTATGAATATGTCACTAGAAGCAATCAAGCGACTAGACTTAGAATCTTCGGGACTTACACACACATAGTGGAAGGGATTATAAGAGCCTGTTGGTATGCCAAATCGAAACAATTAAATATCTGGGTTCGTTCAATTAGAGTATGAAAGATTTAAATCGGAAAGAGAAAATCAAAGGGATGAAAGAAGAAAAGTTAATTTCCGAATTAGAAAAACTTCAATTAGAGATTCTCGACGACATTTCAATTAAACTCGGACTTTTAAGTATAAAATAATATGGCTGCAACATTTTGTACATCAGGAAGTGTAAAACTCAAAGCCGGCTCAAATGTCAGTTCAGTTATTACAGACGCACAATACACAGAGATGATTAATCAAGCAGAAAGCGACGTAAACACAGAGAGTAAATTCAACTGGACGGATGTTTACAGTGGATTAAATGATGATTTGAAAAAAGTTTTAGAAGAAGCAGCTGCATCCAAAGCAGCAGTCACAGCTATATCATATGACATGAAAAATTATTTTAGTAAAGAAGCTGAAATTATATTAGATGTTAACTGGGCGACATATAAGAACGCAACAAACAAACTCAAACAAAAACAATACGTTGATTTCGTGAGGGGTGGATGATGACAGAAATTCCAATTAAATTCAGGAGAAGTTCAGGGCAGAAGTTAGTTAGCTTCGACCATATCGACGTCGCAACTGGTTACGGTTATGTGACATTCTACGCATTAAATACAATAGAAGACGCAACAATCAATTATCATCTTTCAAGTAACACGTTTAAAGGATATCTCGCATTATCTCCAAAAATTGGAACAACTGAAACAACATTCACAAAAATTGAGACTATTGATTTTGATTCAAATATCTTCGACAAACCTATTTTGATTAAAGGTGATGTAATCATTCAAAGTGGATTCGAAAGTGAAGAAGGTTCGGACACAGGAGATGGATATAGAATTATGAAATTAAAGAAATGGGATGGGACAAGTGAAACAAATATTGGACAAGCTCAATCTGAAACACATGATATTACTGGGCAAGACTTAGGATTATCTGCAAACATGATTCAATTATCAGAGGCGGTCGAAATAAACGCGGGTGACAGAATAAGATTAACTATTGAAGTCTGGGCAAAAACAGATTCAGGTGCAGGATCATCAGGAGTTTCAATGAGAGTGGGGATTGACCCAGCGAATGCAACAGAACAATACATAACTAAAATTTCGTTTCCCATAAAGGTGATGGACTGATGGCAGAATATGATATTGGACAAACGAGTAGGACGGACCTCACATCTACAGTTACTAACTTTAACATTGACTCTGTTTCTCCAGATAGAGTCATGTCCGGTGAAACAGTTTGGGACTTTCCCGACGCTGACCAGAACTTAGGATATTATAAATCGGTTCCAGAATTAAAGAAAGCAATCGACGCACTCGCAATGTGGACTACAGGACGAGGGTATGAAGCAGACGAGAAAACAAAACTAACTCTTGGAATCTTGAGAGGATGGGGTGAAGATAATTTTCTAACTATTGTACGTAATTTACTAGTACAGAAAAAGGTCTTTGGAGATTGTTTCGCAGAAATTATTCGGGGAAAGAACGGACGTTTATTAAATTTAAAACCATTATATCCAGGAGACATGAGAATTGTTGTTGATGACGAGGGAATAATTTCCCACTACGAACAAAGAGTTGGAAAAGATACAATGAAGTTGAAAGTTGAACAAATATTTCATTCAAGTAATGACCGAATTGCAAACGAGATTCATGGGACTTCAGTTATCGAATGTGTGAAGTGGATTATCGATGCTATGAATGAAGCGATGAGAGACCATCGTCAAGTCATTCACAGAAACTTAATCCCTGTAAGAATTATTGAAGTTGATACTGAAGACACAGCGAAGAGAGATTTGTTGATTGCAGAATATGAAAACGCAATTAAGAAAGGAGAAGTTCTAGTCATCCCAAAAGGCACAGTTGAAATGAAAAATGAAACTGTGCAAATTCAAGACCCTATTAAATGGATAAGTTATCTTGAAAACAGATTCTACCTTGCTGTTGGTGTACCCAGGGTTGTCCTTGGTGGTTCCTCAGACCATACTGAAGCCGCAAGTAAAGTAGATTATTTAACATTCGAAGAAGTCTACAACAGGGAGCATGAAGAGTTTGAGTCTGACTTCCTAAATCAAATCGGACTCACAATTAAGTTCAATAAACCGGCGAGTCTTCAAGAACCACTTGCAAGTTCCGAAGAGAAAAATACAGGGCAAGTAGGATTCCAACAAAACGACACGGAGGTTAAAGCATCAAGACAATGAAAAAGAAAAAGAACAATGATGGGCACAAAGCCACAATAGAAACAATGATTAACTCCGTAGCAATCGCTCTCACTGCTTTTGGAACATCCGCAATAATTGCTCAGAACTACTACGGATTTATTGTTATTCTTTTCGGAGTATTTTTAGAATTCATAAAATATTATGGGAGGAGTAAAGGCCTATGGTAAAGACAAGAGAGAAAAAGAAAGAAGAAAAAGAATTCAAAGAAGTAGTTCCTGAATCTGAGAAAGAACCTTTTCCTGAACAACCAAAGACACAAGAAGAATTTGAAAAAACTGTTTCTTCAATCCCGAAAACATTTGATGACCCTGACACAGGGAGAGCAACAGGTCTCGAAGTTGGGGGTCGGACATTTCTAGGATTGAGTCCGGGAGACATTGAGAAAATAATCCAAGGAGAAAGAACGAAACAGATAGAAGGCACTATTGGGTTTGGAGAGTTGGCTCGAAAAAGACAAGCCATAACTGGGATTGAACAACAGTTTGATCCATTAATTAGTGGAGTCCAAGAAAGAATCGAAGAGCAACCTTCACTTAAGCCTGAGCCAGTTAAAGAAACATTTGAAGAACTTACAGAAAAAGCATCAGGAAAAGTCTTAAGCCCTTTTACAAATATTGGAACTGCAATTGGAAATTTCGTAGTTGAGAAAACAGGAACTGGGAGACAAAGAACTCCAGAAGAAGTTAATGAAATGATTGCAGGAACAAATTTGGGAAAAGGACTTGCTGCACTTGGAACTGCTGCGGCTCTCACAGGTGTTGGGGTTGCTATAAGTGCTGCTGTAGGTGGACTAGCAGCGTCGACAACAGGTGCACTTATTGGAAAACTAGGTGCTTCAACTCAAGCTATCTTTGGAATTGGTGCGGTTGCCGGAGCGGGTGCACTCGGACTCCAAGCTCTCGATGTAAAGAGAGGTGAGATAGAAACTCATAGAAATGTAATTTCTGAAGTTTCGAGTCAAGCTCAAGCATTAAGAAGTGTTGCGGAGAGTGGAGGAAAACAATTAATCCCAGTCGTGTTAAGACAATTAGAAAAGATGGAAAGAGAAATCCAAGATGCAGAAGCAGCAATCACAACTCGTGGTGCACTTAATGTGAAATTTAGGTCTGATGATGAGCATCTTGAAATTATGGCAGAAGCGAGAGATGCTCGAATTGAAATATTAAATGCAGCTCAGGAAGTAAGCGGATTAGCGATTCAAGGAAAGGTGACTCTCGACCCTGAACAATTAATTTTCGCAGCTGAAGATTTAGGGAAATTTGAAAGGGGGAATGAATAATGGTTAATGAAGAACAAACGGGAGAGAAAGAGACGACAGAAAATCCAAATGCAAATGATGATTCGAGGAATGAGCCAACAGCAACTGAACTCATTGAGCGAACGAATGCTGCTACAAAAGGGCTTAAGGATGCAACTGAAA